TATAGTTGCTAACATTAGAGCTATTTACAACTTTTTCTATAGGTGTTGATAATTTTTTAAAAGATATATTTATTTCTTTATCTTGTGAATCTGCATTATTATCTTTTCTATTAGTATTCCTAAAGCTGTTATCGTTAGCACTACTAAATACACTGGAGTTATTAGTAGCACATACAGTATTAGGAGAATTAGAAACAATGTCGATGTTGTTATTGTTATAATAAAGTTCCATATCTCTCGTAGTGTTGTTAGAATCAGATTCTGTATTCTCTTCAAAATATGAATCATCAATTTCTCCCTCCATTATTTCACTAGAACGTTCTTCAGTTACTAAATATTGCAAATCAAATTCTTCTTCACTAACATATCTGAATCCGTTCGAAGTTTGTACTTTTATAGTATTTAATCCACTTATTAAATTTTTCACTTCAGTTGTTCTTGTTGCCGCTATTCTTTGTCTATCAGCTTCGCTTATTCCAGGAAGTATATTTAATATATAAATAGATGATTGATGTTGAGAGTTTCTATAAATTACAGTTACCATTCCAAGTTTTATAAGAGCTTTTAAATGATATTGAACACATCTTTTTTCTATTCCCATTTGTTCAGATATAGTCTCTAGAGATACACTACACCAACCTTTTCGAGTACCATTCGAAGTTACAAAATCATACGAACATAAAATTTCAAATAATACTTTTTGATGTGGAGTGATTTTTCCGTTTCTAATAAAACTATTTGGAAAAACACTATACGGAATTAAATCTGAGAATAACATATTACTTGCAACTTTTTTTCGCATTTATAGCTTTCACTCCTTTGCTTTTTTATGCTTATATTAATATATACACATAATCTTCACAAAAATTAAAGTGAGTTTTAAACTCACTTTAAGAATTTTGCTGTAACATTTGTAGCTGTTTAGCAACTTCTTCTGTTACTCTATCCCACGCCGCTTGCCAAATTTCATCTTTTTTATCGTGATCTCCATCTTCAAATTCTATAGTAATTCCAGCCGATGCTTTTATCCAACTATTAGGACCCGTAGCTTGACTTAGTCCGAAATCAACTCTAACTTCATTTATCTTTGCCATGTTGTAATCCTCCTAAAACATAGATGATTTATTTGTAGTTATTTTAGGTTCAGACGAATTTGTTTTTGATTTCGAAACATTTAATGTTGGAACCCAATTATTAATCATGCAAGTACTAATATCTGATTCAGTTAATTTACCTTCAGCGATTAATTGCGGCAACATTTCAGCATTAGGTTTTTCAACAGTGATAATAGCATTATTTAACTGTCTTTCTTTTAAAAGTTCTAATAACTTTTCCTCATCCATTGTAGCTCTATTTTGAAAATTAAGTTTAAATTCTACTCCATATAATTTAGCTTTTGTTGCATTTTTTTCAATTAAATAAGATTTAATTTTATCTCCAATAGATTTAACTTCTTTTTCTAGTGAAGCTACTTGTTTTTTCTTTTCAATATATGCTAAAACTTCATTTTCTGATATACCACTTTCAACTTCTGAACTAATTTCGTTAATAAATTGTGATGGATCAAACATTATTCTTCTTCCTCCTCCGAACATAAATTATTAAGATAATTTTCTAAGTCCTCAATATCATATTCTAATTGTTGAATATCTTTTTCAGTAAATTCGATATCACATTCAATGTCGTATTTGCGTTCGTTAAGTTTGTCCAATTTCTTTTCTAAATTATATTTTTCATTATACATTTCATCTAATCTATATCTTAAATCCTGTATTTCATTTGATTTCATAATAACTCCCCCTTATTTATCAATTCTTATTCTTTTAAACACAGGAAACCTTAAACTAGGTTTACCTTGTTCGTTAACTGTTTTTTCAAAGTACTGAATTTCAATTACTTTGTCTAAAATTTCATTTTGATTTTTCCAATAATAATCCCTCAAATAATCAGTAAATCCTGAACCTACATCAACTTCCACTCCATCAAGTAAAACAGTTACACTACCTAGCTTACCTTGATTTTTACCTGTACCTTCATTAACTTTAATTACTCGCAAATCTATAGTATCCATTTCTTTTACTTTTAGCATATTAGTAGTTCTTTTTCTAACATATTGAGTATTTAACTTTACCATTATACCTTCCCATTTGTTTTCTTTAGCATAATTAAACCATTTAGTTATTTCGCTAATGTCGTTTCCAAAGTATAGTTCTGGAACTATTTTTATGTGGGGCAAGTTTTGAGGTATCATTGAATTTAAAAATCTATAACGGTGCTGAAGTAAATCAAACGATTCGCCCCTTTCCCATTCGTCGATAGTTAAACAATCAAATACATGATACGTTAGTCCTGTTTTAAGTTCTTTTCTCATTATTAATTTTTGAGTATCGTTAAATCCATCAGCTATTAGTTCTCCATCGTATACCATAGTTACAGCTTGTTTTGGAATACTTCTAAATTCAAATTCGATTTCAGGAAATCCAAATAACTCTACACCATTTCTAGTAAAAAATTGTAAAGTTCCATCTGGATGATGATATGTTATAAATCTAAATCCGTCAAACTTTTGCTGAATTTGAAAATCCCCAACTATTTTTTCACTATGATTGTAATAAGGATGTGCTAACATTACTTCAAACTCTGGAATTAAATTTGGATAAATTTCATTAATTGTTGTTGGAGTTATACCAATTTTTAAATCTTTTAAAAGTAACTTAGAATACCAATAAAACGCTTCCGTTGATTGAGTTTTTAAAAAGTTATTAACATTAGATAAATCTTCATTACTTCCAAATGGGTGTGTTCTCAAATCATCACAAAGTTCAAAAATTGTGCTAAATCGATTTTTAAATATAGGTAAAACATTAACATTATTGCTTTCGGAATACTTTTTAATGTTAATCGACTTAGGTCCTATTCCATACATCCATCTCGGATTATAAGTGTATAAAAGAAATTTTTTAAGTAACTCATTATTGTTATTAGATCTTAAAATAGCTTTTTTGTCATTCCTTGAATTAGTAGATTCAATTTGACGAAGAACTTTAAATACTGACTCCATATAAACACCTCACTTTTAAAAATTACTTTATATTAATATATACACTTTTTAAAGTTATTTTTTAAAGTGAATTATTTAATTTTTATAAGTTTCGTTATAAAGTTTATTAGCTTTTGTCCTAACAAATTTAAACATTTCTTGTTTTTTCATTTTATACTCACGAATAATTTGACGTTTCTTTTCTAATTCTTGTAACTTTTTTAAGCGTTTTTTCTCTTTTCGTGCTTTAGTACTTTTATCTACTTTTAGAGAATCTTTTCTTTTACCCCATCTAGTTCTAGAAAATTCTGCAATATCCCCATATCTAATTTTGCGACTAAACACTACAATCGCTTCAATTTCCTCCATAGTCCAACATCTTATTCTATTCTGACCTATTCTTGATGATTTTGGAATTAATCTCGGTTTACCTTGTGATTCTAATTCATCAGACCATAATTCCCACAATCTTAATATTTGAGTAGTTTTTCCAATAGCTTTAGCTACTGCACCTATTCTATAATATTCCTTATCATCAATTACAGCATAAGGTTTAAATATATACCTTACTCGTATAGCTTGTAAACTGTCTATGTCTTTTTCTTGTTCCATACTGTATCACTCCTTATAAAAGAACTTGTGTTAACTATATTTCGTGTAAGTATTATATACTCTGTAGTTGTTTTATTGTGATATTGAGATAAATGATTTTTCAAGGAAATTACATAGTTATTGCATAGTTTACACTTATACATTTTACGAGGACTATATAAATCACATTTGTCTTTATATATGTTTAAGATGGGCATATTTTTTAATTTACAAATATGTTTAATTACTAAACTATTTTTACAAGTGTAACAACACTCGTTTAATACAGGAATCATAATATCACCTAACTTAAAACAGTATTAATAAAATCTTTTGGAGATATTTTAGTTTCAATTTTACCATCAACAACTCTATCTATATAAAATTTGTCATTACTTAATATTTGCTCAACTCTTTCATCCACAGAGTCTTTAACTAATACTGTAAATATTGTTACTGTATCATTTGTTCCTATTCTATGACATCTATCTTCTGCTTGATGATTTTCTCCAACTATCCAGCTCTTATTAATAAATATTACATCATGACTCTTAGTTAATGTAAATCCTGTTCCTAATGCTTGTATAGTACCCATTATTATTTTTCGGGCCGGGTTATTTTGAAACTCATTTACTAACCTTTGTTTTTCTTCCGAATCGCTTATATCTCCTGTAATTAAAATAGGATTATAAGTCGATAACAGTTTTTGTAATCGATATAAAGGTTCTTTATAAGAACTAAAAATAACTACTGGTCTATCATCTTCTAATAGTTCTTCAACTAAATCTTTAACAGGCTCTACTTTAAGAGTATCTGTAAATTGTCTGAGTTTTATAGTAGCAACAGCAGGATTTACAAAAGTAGTTTCTTGAGTTTCTAAGTCTTTAATTATACCTTCTTTTATAATTTCATATTGGCGTTTTTGTTCTTTATTCATTTCAACATAAATAGGTTCATATATTTTTGGTGGAAGATCTAATATTTCCTTTGTTCTTCGTAACTGAACCTTATCAATTTTTTTATGAAGTTCGTCTAAGTTCTTATATCCAACTACATCATATCCGGTATACCCTCCTAATACACAATATCTTTTTACAAAAGACCAATAACTTTCTTGTATAATTCCAAACCAATGTAAAATGTTCCATATTTTATCTATTCTTTTTGTAATAGGAGTTCCTGTTAAAGCTATTTTGTAATCGCACTTTAACTTATGAAGTGCTGAACCTTGTTTACTTTTATGATTATTCATTTTATGACATTCGTCTAATATTACTGCATTTAATACTTTATCATTAAATTTTTTAACTAATAAATCTAATATTTCTTCATCTCTTAACGATTCTACATTTATTATATTATAAAAATAATTAGAACAATTCTCTATTTTTTCGAGGCGACGTTTTTTAGTTCCATCTATTACTTGACTATTATTATAAGAGTGTTTATTTATTTCCTCAACCCAATTATACTTAGTACCATTAATTCCACAAACAACTAATACACCGTTAACTAGTCCTAACTCTTTTTTATAATCCATAATATTTAACGATTGCATAGTTTTTCCTAATCCCATGCTATCTGTAATAAAAAGAGCAGGTTCCTTTAATGCTAAATTAAAACTTTCGATTTGATGACCTCTAGGTTTAGTTTTGAAATTAAAATTAACTTCAGGTTTTAGATTTGCATAATATTCTTTAAGTTGTTCTGGAGTTTTTTTATTTTTCGCACTCTCTAAAAATTTAATATATTCAGTGTATTCAGATATTTCGTTAACAACTTCTATATTATCTATACCAAATAAACTAACTAATCTATCAATATCACTTAACGGAATTTCCCAGACTTTTTCTTCAGGAATATAATATCTAACCGGCAATGATTTAACTTTGGAAACTAAAGAATTATCAAATACCTTAAATTTTATAAATAAAGAGTTTGTAGCTTTTAATTTTATAGATGGATATTTTCCTATTTTTATCATAGTGTTCACCTCAAACAAATAAATTCAAAGAGCAGTTTAAATACTGCTCTTATAAAGTATCTACTGATATAGTGTTTTTCGTTTTTCTCGCTATAAAATCTTCAGCATTTATAGGAGCTTTTGACTTATTTGATTTTACATTTTTAGGAGGAAGTAATCCTCTTTTTGTTTTTATATATCTATCAGCTGTATTGTATGTTGTCCCAATCATTTCAGCGTATTTAAAAACTGCGTCAGTTAGAGCAACTCCTTCTATTATAACTTCACCTTTTATGTCCTGATAATTAGTTACTACTTCCACAGGATAATTTCCACTAAATAATGTATCTGTTTCTATAGTAGGCTTACCGTTTATTTTATATATAGTACAAGTTCTG